CAATTAATGCAACACCGTAAGCTGAAGACGTACCGCCAGTCATCACACCTGCAACAATCAGAACTACTCCAAGAACTAATTGTAAGACTCCACTATTACCACCAGCTCCCATTACACGCGGGACGATGTGAATAATGTCGGCTTCAGTAGACATATCAAGCTGCTCTTCACCGATATTGTCACCAGTGATTACGCGCTTGGTTTCATGGTCATAAATTGCTGGTCGCTTCTTGCCACGCTTATTGCCTGAACCTTTGCCTTTAAGAAAAATTGCAAAAGCCAACCCTTGTTCATGGGCATGTGTCATGAAGTGCTCAAAGCCAGCGATCTGAACTGATAATGCACGCATGGCTTCACGCGTATTTGCGACATCGAGCTTAAATTCACGACCAAACTTTTGGCCCAAGATGCCGTACAACTTAATTGTTTTTAACATCTCTATGCCTCAAGATTTTTACCGTGCGATCTTTCCACTGTTGGCCATAAATTTCGCGTACTGACTTTCTGTTATACGGATGATGCAGAATTAAGCTTGAACCTATGCATTGCTCAGTTTGCTCCGATTTAAGCTGCCCATTATTACCCAGCCAAACAACCGCATGATTAGGATGCTCGGTACGTCCAACCCGACAAACCAACATATCACCATATTCTGGTTTATCAACTTCAAAGAAGCCTGCTTTTTCGTAATTTTCAAGGTAAAGTGATGGATGGTCTTTATCTTCCCACCATGCATCATCCCGCTTAAAATCCATAAGCTCTATACCTAATTCACGACTATAAAAATCACGTACAAGCGCATAGCAATCTTGCCAGCCATGAAAATAATTACGCCCCACTAAAGGGGCGCGATAACCGCAAGGCTCGTAGACTTGAAAATCAAGATCCGGATACGAACAAATTACCCACGGCTTTTGATGTAATTCAATTTGAATCAGATCAAGTTCCGAAGCTTTTGTTGTTCCATCTGGATGAGAGTGCACATAAGCTAAGATTTCGCCTTGATCTTCAGCACTTGCCAAGTCTTCGGGATGTATTTCAAACTGATCAGATTGTTCAGCGATATTGCGACAAGGAATATATTGCTTTTCGACAATCACCCCACAGCTTTCATGCGGGTAACATGCATCAGCATGGGCCATAATGGCTTTTTTAATTTTTGCTGTCAGTTTCATAAGACCTCACAACATGCTTGAAGCTGGGAATCCGCCAAAGGGTAAAGGCTTGTTTTTACTAAATCGACATTCACAACCAGACAATCTGTATGAGCAACGATCTAAAGCAGGGTTGTCTGTTGGCTCATCTTTCTCGGTAAACATAGCTGCCCCGGTGTAACCACACTCTTCCCCGCGATATTCCCAACTACAATAAGAAGTAATTTGACGTACAGGAATTTTCAAACCTTCAAAATCAATCGGGTTAGACAGCTCAAAAGTTACTTGCTGAGCATTTTCCGATGTCTTTTGCTCTATAAACCAAGTTTGTTCTTTAGACTCGTTTGATGCTGAAAGATTGCCTGCTGTGAAGTTTTCAGCATCTAGATATTTAGCCAAAGTAGTAATAACTTTTAGCTTTGCACCTGCAAAATCTTTAAATTGCAGACAATAAGCAGAAACAGCATGTTGAATACCGTTAATATTGTTTGCCATTGTCAATGTCGGCGCTGAAGCTTTACCTGTTGAACTCATTTCAAGGCCACTTACTTCGAGTGCCATTGGCTCAAATACTTGACCTTGCCAGATAATATTGCGGTTCCATACTTTCTGATCACCGGTGTCAAAAATCTTTCCAATGCTTCCAGAGTCTGCCCCGATCAATCCTTCAGATCCGATCGATGAGTAAATTTTTTCCCAATCTTGAAAAGCTATATGCCCGTGGAAACGTAAAATGCCAGCTCCAAGTGAGCTGGCATCTAGTTCATACAAATGGATTAATCCATCTACATACAGCTTCTGGAAATCACTATTCAGGGTCATAAGTCACCTCGTCATAGATTGGATTTCCATCTTTGTCTAAGACTGGCACATCATCAAAAACAGGATTTCCTTCGCTATCAAATGCTTGCACCCATTCAAAAACTGGCTCACCATTTTCATTAATGACTGGTTGATTCGTTAAGATTGGGGTACCGTTTTGATCTGTTTGAATGTGAGTTACTGGCTTTTTATAATTCTTGCCATCCACAATTACAGCTTTTCCTTCATCATCAAATAAATCTTCGTATTTAGTGATATAGGTCAATTGCGGTGCATATTTTACTTGCTGGACCATACGCGGTTGTTTTTCAGTACGTGGAATTTTTCTGACGATTGTCTTCTTGATACTGTTTAAACGAATATCAATCCAGCGCGGCTCACCATTTGCATTGTTCGGAATATCGATTGGTGCATCAAGATTGGCAACAATGTCACCCTCTTCATTTAGCTTTTTCTTGAAGGTCTTAATTTCAAGATCACCGTTTTCTAAAGTTTGATATTCAACAGCGCAAATCTTGTTGCCATGTGTGTCAGTCGGAATTTCAATCCACCAGCCTTCTTTAGCAAAACCGGATGATCCTTTAACAAGGTAATGACCAATGCCTAATTTCTCAAAAGAGAGGGGTTGCTCAGCAGCTTCATCGTTAGGTTCAATTTTATCTGCAAACAATTTAACAACCGGTGATGCTGACTTGATGAAACCATTTGCATCAACAGTTGTATTTTTTGATGATAAGATTTTACGCCACGGCTGAAACGTATTTACATTCCAGTTTACAGACCTGACATAAAAATCGGAGTTATGCGTTATGCTTAATTGCGCACAAGCATCAGTTGAATCGTTAATATCTAAATTAATAATTGCTTGAGAATTGTTGTCTGGATAGTCTCCAGCACTTGAAATATTATTACCATTATTTTGCCAATAAAAGGCATTACCACTTCCCCTCAATGTTGATAATTTTTGACTACCCAGTAGAATTGATTTTCCCAAACCAAATGCACCAACTTCCATTACATTGCCGGCTTGAGTCCCAACCAAACGGCTTGCAGCATGACTGTTATTCGTAAAGTTTTCATTCATTTTTGCGCCAGTTGAACGGAATGTATCACCGCCTGCGCCAGTCGGTGCCGTACCTAGATTTACTGTTTGAATTGTCATTTTCTTACTCGCATAAAAAAGCCCCTAAAAAGGGGCTTTAAAGGGGTTTAAATTAAGGGTAAAAAACTTGGGTGAAAGTCGTTGAGATTTGCCAAACATCACCACCTAAACAACGGGGTTGATATTCGCCTGTTTTAACTCGGACTTCACCGTCTAGTGGTGAATCCCAAAGGAAAGAATCCGCACCTTTGTGTTGATCAAAGAATGCTTTGATTTGCATAATTTCAGGTTTATAAGCCGTTCTTTGATAAGTCCATTCACCGGATCGGTTATTGATACCTATGGCGATGTTTTGTTCATAACCGTCACCGAACTTAGAAGACAAAGTATTAAAACGTTGGGTATTACTATTCCCGTCTAGGTCGCACTCGAAAGTGAATTTTAGGTTGCTCATAAATTGAATCCATAAAAAACCGACCTCTAAATGGGTCGGTTTAAATATTTAGTTTCATTACATTTTCCAAAGATATGTACAGATAATCAAAGTGATAAGGATTGCAATAAAGCGCCATGCTTTCATTTCATTCATTTCCTTTAGACACCAATAAATTAATTTGATAAAATCTTCCATATAGATTGTTTTTCACCTTAATTTTGACGAGTTAAGTTGATTAAAAAACCCCAGCGCTACCAACACTGGGGTTTTTGCTTTTTAGGATTTTAAAATCCCATCTTCTTTAATTCCTCATACGGTTTTTCGCATTCAGTAATAGAAAAACCACCCGAAGGTGGTTGCTCCCTTCTATAAGTGTAGCTTTAAAAAAAAGCCGCCCTTAGGCAGCTCCTTGTTTGTTCTCTCTTATACGTGCACTTCTATTTAAGTGTTTTATTCAGAAATAGAAAACCAGACACTTGGTCGGGCTTCTTACATTTTAATATTTAATTAATTTTTGCTTTGCATGCAGGAGTAATGTGTGCCTTTTGATCATCCTTAATCAGCTTGTAGCTACCACCTAAACCGTATGCTATTTCAAGGTCTGTAGGGCTTTCAACTTTAATAGTCCAAAAGCTTCCATCTTGGGTATAAATTTTATTGTCTACCTTCTTAATAGATTGAACCTTAGTTACACCTTGGTAATCTTGGCAGATAATTCCAGTTCCATCTTGTTCTAACTTCAATGTTGCTACAGAAACATTTGAATGAGCGCCTGTCCAATATCCAAAGTTACTGGTTTTAGTTGGGCTAAGCTCAAAGAAATTAGCAGTAGATACACATCCATCTAATAAAGCTATAAAACTTAAAATAATTATCTTTTTCATAAAAGAACCCCTATGTTTAGGGGTAATTTAACAAGAGGTTAATTAACTATCAATCTTAAATACATTAAGAAGAATCAATTACCCAACCACCTACAATAGAGTAGATTTCTTCCGAACCGCTAAAGTTCTAGCTTCAAATAAAAAAGAAACCTTTAAGGCTTCTTTTTTATACCTACCACCCTTGTCGTTTGGACATTCGGAATCGTTTTTCAATCTTTGCATCCACCATCGCCTCATTTTGTTTCTGATACTCTTTTAAGATAACTGTTAACTCCTTACCATCCCATTCAGAGGTAGCATCCACTTTTTCTGATGTTTTATTGATAATGGTAACAGTAGGTTGAGACTTCTCAGTTCTTTCAGAATTAATCACATCAAATTGTCTATGCTCTCTAACTGTTGCAATTGCATCCGTTTGATTGTTTGATACATAGCCACCGTTAGCATACCCATTTGGATTACTTTGCCTCATGTTCTCAACAACACTTACTCCTCCCCAGCGTTTGATATCTTCTTGAGACCAAACAACCTCACCTTTATGCACAATGCCAGCTGGAGTATGTTTAAGGCCGTTTCCTGTATAACCACCGTCTGAGAAACCAGCGATAGTTTGCGCTGCAATTAGGCCTGCTTGAGCATATCCAAAGCCTAAGATTGCCGTTGCTGCTGGGACTTTACCAACGAAAGGAAGAGTAATATCAGCAGTAGTTTGTGCAGCTGCCAGATGCGCAGAAACAATCGTTGATGCAATAGCAAATGCTTGCTGCATAGCAAACATAGTTTTATATCGCTTGGATTGTTCGCCACTAGCATCTTTTACAGATTGAGTTAAGTTGGACCAAACTCCTTGGCCTTGGCTAAGTAAGCTAGACCAGATTTGCAGTTGAGAAGTATATTGGTTCTTTTGCAAATCCCTATACTTCTCGTTGTACTCCTCCTGGATCTTGAATTTGTTCTCTTCATGGATCCTAACAGCATCTCCAATTCGCTTATTGTATTCAAGCTGATCAATTTCTTTCTGCTTGAGCTTCATTTTAGCTTCGTCACCCTTATTAATAAGAGTGGCGTCGTTTTCAGAAAGTGCATTTCTTTCTCCAAATTGTAAAGAAAGTCCTGCTCTTTGTTCAAGTGGAGCGGCTAAAATGTCTCGTTCCTGTTTTAGCTCCTGCAATGCCTTTAAATTGGATTGATCATATGCCGCTTGGCGTGCTGCTTTGGTGAGATTTATTAAAGTCAGTTCATGCTGATACTGCTGATCAAGACCTTCTTTTGCAATATCCAATTGTTCTTTAGAAAGCTTGCCTTCAGCCACTAATCTTAAAGCACTAGTTTCCTTCGTATACTCAAGCTTTTCCTCTTCAGTCCACTTATAACCATTTACTTCAAAATCAAATTGCTTCTGAGCTAACTTCTCTTCCGCATCAAAACGCTCATTAATTTTTGGGATTAATTTCAATTGCCCTAAAATAGTTGCTTTATTGATTTCCTCCTCGCGTTTTTTGCTTCTAGCAACTGTTTCTGAGTCATATGTTGCCTGTAGCTGCTTTATTTCCTCTAGAGTTTTAGCACGCGCCTTGTAGGCTTCATCTTCAAATTTAGAAAGATCACCAATCGCTTTTGATGCTGCATCAGGGCTAGCTCCTAAAATCTTATTGAGCTGATTGTAATAAGAGTCTTGTTTGGCTAAATGCTGTGAAGCTTTATCTTTGCCAAGCTTTTTCCCTTCATAATCCCACCCGATAAAATTTTTCCCCACGATTTTTTCTAAACTTCGATAGTCCAAATCTTCATTGAGGAGAGCATTTTTAGTTTTGCTATAACTTTTATTGGTCATAACCTCTTGCAATAAAAACTTAGCTTGCGCATCTAAAGCATCTTGGGTTTGCTGGATTTTTCCATTTTTATCCAAAACGCCTTGTCCCTGTAAGGACTGCATGAGTTTGGTTGAGCGAGTCTTTTGCCAAGAAATAAATCCAGTATTTGTATAACCATTATTTTCATCCTTATGGCTACCAAACATTGCCTCATTTCTAAAATCATTCTCGCGCCCAACTTGAGCTGTCATTACTCGTGCTTGCTTATCTCCCAATCCAGCATTACGGAAAGCTTGATACACGCGAAGCATGTTACGAGTCTGCTCATTATTCCCAGCAAGTAAAACAGCTTGTTTTTCAAACTCTTTAGTTTGTTTCCTCTTGGCTTCAGTTAATTTATCTTCTCGCTCCTGTTGAGCCTCCATGATTTTTAAATTTCTTAGAGCACCATCTATTTCATCTTTAGTCAAGATCGCACTCATACCCTTGGCTTTTTGCAACTCTAAAATGGCATTAGCTTGCTCAACTGAATACCCTTTATCGAGCCATCCAGATTTGTAAATTGAATCAATAACACTATCTTTTTGCTTTGCTTGATAATCTTGTAAAGCCTTTGTCGCCTTTTCTGCTTCACTAGCAGTATTCCCCAAAGCATTCGCTTGCTGTTGATGCTGAACCGCTGCATTCTGAGCTTTATTACCAGTTAATGTTACTTCAACACCGAAGATTTTTAACTTGTCAGCAGACTGAGCTGCTTTAACTGAATTTTGATCATACTGTACAGCTTGCTTTTTTAGGTTTTCGTATAAATCTGTTGGCAGCTTAATTTTATTTAAACGCTCGATAGCTTCTGCATAACTAATAGTTCCTTTTCGTGCTTCTTGGGAAATATTTTCTACTTCCCGGTTGCCACGAGCATAGTTTTCTATATCAATTAATGCAGCCCCAACAGCAAGGGATGACTTACTCAAAGCTTCGTTTTGGGCATTAAATGCTGCCGTTAAATCATCAACTGCCTTTGTTTTATCATTGCCAGCTAATTTCTTTAATGCTTCGTCGGTCTTTTCTGCAACTCGAGCCTGTTCTTCAAGCTTTTTATTAGCTTCAGCTGTGTTGTCTCGCATTAATAAATAGCCAGCAGCTAAGCTAGCTACAGTAATACCAATGCCTACAGGACCACCAAGAACACCTAGAAGTCGTGCACCAATCCCAACGCTTGCAGCTCCAGCTGCTGCGGATCTTGATTGAGCTACAGCCAATGCTTCTTCAGCAAGTGCCAATTCTCTTGTAACTTGAGCCTCAATTTTCTTTAACTCAGCCATACGAGTTAAGGTCGCTGTTCTGCCTTTTTCAGTAATTTGGGATTTTAGACGCTGTACTTCCAGAGCTTTCTCGGCGGCAATAGCAGCTAAGGTTGCTTGGGTATTTGCAACAACTGCTTGAGTGCTAATTACTTGTTGAGCAGCAGCAGCGCGCTCGGCCTGAATTGCAGCATACTGCGTTACGGTTTGAACCGCTAATTCCTTCGTTTTTGCAGCTACAGCAACACCAGAGGCATAGATTGCTGGAATGTAGGTTCCAAGCCAGTATGCGCCTCCAACCATCATTGCGGAGGTCAGTACATCTAAATTTCCAGCTAAAGTCTGAATTGTGCCCGCAAGGACTTGAGCTGCGCCAGAACCTTTACCTGACTCACCAACAAATTTAGTAATTTCGTTGTTGAGTAGTGTTAAGGATTGCCCAATAGTGATATCAGTTTTTGCAAAGAGTGCATCAACATCTTTTTCTACATTTCTGAGTGCTTTCACAATCTCTTGAGATGTAATTTTCCCTTCTGCAGCTACTGATCGTAATTCACCTACAGTAATACCCATACCCTGAGCAATTGCTTTTGCTAATGCTGGAGTTTGTTCCATTACAGAGTTCAGCTCTTCACCACGTAATGTTCCACTTGCTAAAGCCTGTCCAAACTGAACTAATGCAGCATCGGCCGCTGAGGCGCTTGCGCCACTAATTGCCACAGCCTTAGAGACTGTCTCAGTTAAACGAGCAGTGTCATCCATAGTGAGATTTAAGGTTTTTGCATTGTCGCTAAACCGTTGGTAAACCTGTAAAACAGAATCCCAAGCTGAATAGGTTTTTTGTGCAATTCGAAAGGTATCTTCTGTTGCCTTATTTAGCTCGACTTGGTTGTTAGTTACTAACTTGAGGCGGTTCTGAAGACCTGTGTAAGTGTCCATCTTAGAAATGGCGGCACTTACAGTCACCAATCCAGCCATATATCCAGCAAGTTGACGTGTCGCAACAGATAACGCATCCATTGATTTAGTGGCAAAGTCGCCTTTACGCTCAATGCTATCCAGCTCATTGCCTAGATTGCGTGCATTTCGCTCTGCATTTTTAGCATCAATTACAATGACCAAACGGGATTCTTGTGCCATCTTACTTTCCTCTAGGCAATAAAAAACCCGCTTTCGCGGGTTAATTGTTTAATTTGAATTAATTTCTCAGTGCTTTCTCACAATATGGCGATGCATTTTGTAAGTTTGGATCTGGGCTGTACTGGTAACTACCTCCACCATAGTAGTTAACTTTTAACTCAAGTTTAGAGTCAGTTTTACTTTTAATCGTTTGCTTTAACCCTGATTGAACAATAATTTCATTACCATTTACTTTTAGCTTTTCAATAGAATCTTTACCATTCCAACTGGAACACATTAGACCAGTGCCATCTTTATTGAATGAGTAAGTCACAGCGTATGGGCCATTATTGCCCGTCCAAAAGCCATTGAGATCCGTTGATGTTGGTATTACAGACATGTATTGATTATTCATCATATCTGTTGTGGCTGCACAGCCTCCCAAACCTAGAACCAAACTCAATAAAATAATTTTTTTCATAACCACAACCTATTTTATAAAACTCGAATATGCTAACAACGTGTGATTATTCAATTATTCATACATTGCCATGCAACCCAAGTAATATTTTGCTGAGAATTCATTTAACTGTTCTTCTTTTATTGAGGGTGTTGAGTAACTTGGTTGCTCATAAGCATCACGGGTAATTAAGTTGATAATTTTTTGCATATTTTTATCAGGGTTCTTTTTAAATGCATAATCATTAGCCTCCAATGCTTTCATTAACGGCATCCCATTTTGCTTTTGTTGCATAATTACATTTGCAATTTCCATTGTATTTCTACAGTTTTGCTCATGCTCACTATCACTAACAGGTTGAGCTGGTTTAGCTAACACTAGTGCAGGTAGGTAAAACAACCCTATTAAAATTATCTTTTTCATACGAGTGCCTTATTTAGAAACCATAGCGAACAAAACTAACAGCAACCATCCAAATGCTATTACTTTTTCAAATTTTGTGTATTTTCTTTGAAGAGTAAACCATGCAAAAATGAAAGGGAAAATAAAAATGCCGATCCATAACAGAATAGTAACTAAGACGTTTCTTTTTTCTTTATCTGAACCTTCTTGTTGTATTAAGTGAATAGGGTCATTTAAAGTCCCTTTTGACTTCTTGTAGCTGGTATTTGTTGTATAAGAAAGACCAGTGCCTGGAATACCTACTGTTGTGCGAGTACCCTTCTTACTTACATTTACACGTGCACCTTTCCCACCCACAGAAACACTTGATAGCCCTTTTTTACTAATATTGACACGGATTCCAGGAGCAATTTTTATACTTTTTCTAAAATTCAATCCCATCACATCACCTATCTAGAGCAGATCTTTTTAGAAGCACTGATGGAACCATCATTACAAACAAACTTACTACCATCGCAATGACTTATCCCACCTTTCTTACCAGAGCACGGTTGTCTCCCTCTACCTGCTTCCGCAACACTTAATGAGCTTAAAACTAATAAAAGACTTAAAATGACTTGTTTCATGGTTTTTACCGTTTATTATAAAGTGTACTAACTTTAACAAACTGGTTAATAATGACGCAATAAAAAACCATCTTCTGGTGGTTTAGACAGCTTCATCAACAATGTTATCCACTTTGTCTTCTTTTGGAAAGAAAAGCTTATGGTTGGTATTTCGGTTTTCTGCCATGAATTTTCTTGCAGTCATGTCTTTAAATTCATATGCCGACCAGACTAAACCTGCATAGAAGTCTATAAATTGTAGCTCAAGGCACTTTGAGCTATCCATTGGCATAATATTGCATGACTGGTTAACAATTTGGTTTTCAATGCCACACTCTAAAACCATCTGTTTTAAATACTCACCCATATTCCATTTCAACGAAACCCGCTCACTTCTTCTGTCAGGCATAAAATCTACATATTTATGCTTGCAGATAGTCCCAAGAAGTAAAAGTTTCACCATATAATTATAGAAAGCATTTGGGTCGTTCTTGAATCTTGCATTAACAAATTCTTTATTTGCTGTAATTGAGCGAAGTTGTATATCTGGATGGTCTTTGATAAGTTTCGCAGTCAATTTGACGAATATTTCTTTATCTTTTAGATTCAAATCAACTGATTTTAATTCATTTTTTAAAGGTCTTTTTCTTTTTTCATATAATGCTCTTACAATACGCTGAACATACTTAACCTTATTCTCAGGCAAACAGATTGCTGCTAACGTAAGCATTCGACTGGAACCACCCTTTTGATAAGGCTTTTCCATATTCCAACCTAAATCACCACTTTCATCCAAGTATATAAATGTTCGCATATTTTATTATCAAGCATTAAAAAGCCCCTAAGAAACTTAGAGGCTAGAATTCGGTGCGGCACCTAGAGGCAACGTATTTACAATACGTTTACGATTATCGCAGTGTTTATCGTACCTCAATCTAGGCGTGGTGTATTTATACCGCGCTGCGACTACATTGATAGAATATTTGATAATGACATTCCTGTCAATACAGAATCGCCTAGTCAATGTCAACCACTTGACCGTATTATGTTACATCAATCGCGTTACATCCCGTCGCTTGTTCACAGTTAAGTATCGCACGTCAGCATTTAAGTCTTCGTCGCTCGTTGCGTCGCCTTCTTATGCGCCTCATCCAAGAACATATCATCTAGAGTAAAGATGCAGTCATTAAAGATGTATCGTTCAACTGGCAGATCATATTGCTCCACATAAGCATTAATTGCTGAGATATCTAGCGCAAGAGGAACACCTTGTTCATAGCGTCTAGATCGTGCAATGGTGTTGTATGCAGACAGAATTGCATTAGCTACATAAGAATAGTCAGGCTTAGTTAAAACCTTCGTATTGTTTAGATTTAAAGCTTTTGCGACTGCACCTTGCTTTTTGCTGTAGTCGTTCGCTTCTTCTTCTGAACCGAACTTTGCCCACTCGTAGAGGCTGACGACTTTCCCACAACATCATCTCGATATTGATTTGCTTCAGCTTGGATCTTTTCAGATTCAGTGCGGATAAAAGACCAAATAGAAACACCTAAATCGCCCATATTGAGCAACTTAAATGCATTTTCGCCATTGAAAGTAGGCTCTGTTTTTACCAGCTCACCTTCAGGACCTTCTTCAACAAAAACCACGCCTTTCCAGTCTTCAATTAAATGCGAAGCCACTGCTTCTAAAACTAATTCATGAAAGAGTTTATCTTCTGTTGTTGCCTTTGCTACGTCAAAGCCTTTTGATGAGATCTGATTATTTGCTCGTTCAAGTGCCACCTGATAAGGCTTATATCCAATACCACGGATCTTAAACTCAGCAAGTACATTGCCTTCAGTATCTTTGTATTCGCGCCACAAACTGACGTCTTTATTTCTTTGAATATTGACTTCAAGAGCCATGTTATTTCTCCAAAAAAGAAGGCAGCAATTAAGCTGCCAAATCAGTATTAAGGCGTTGCTGGTGTACGGGTAATTGTTGGTGCTTCATCAACTACAGTGTAGTCAAAAGAAGTATTTAAGATGTCGCTTGTACCACCTGTAGGTAATCCTGCCGTAATTTCAACTTTAGGAATGAATAGCTCATATTCATTACCTTCACTGTCTGTAATTGGCACACGAAGAGAGATATTGGCATTCGTGAATTGTTTAGCGTACATCTCAGAGGTGTTTTGAGACCAAGCTGCTGTAAATGATCCTGTCCCTGCTGCAATCATTTCAAGAATCTTTTTAGGATCAATGCCGCTACCTAAACAGCGTTGAACCTGCATTGAGTTATCCCAATTGAATGTAAAAGCTGTAATACATGAGATACCAGCTTGCGAAACACCATCAATCAAAATATCTCCAACTGAAATGTTAGACATTTTAGGATTGTCATCGGCTGGCGTTGCTGTACCCAATGGAGGAGTAGTTGCACCCAAACGACCTAGAGCCATTAACCCGAAAGTCATGGTGATTAAGCCTTGCTCTGGAATATCAATTCCAAAGGTGTTTACATGAGCGCCTTTAAAAATATGGTAGTCATTTACATCAGTGAAACCGCGAAGCACACTAAATGTTTGACGTACGTTTCCACCAAATGTCAGTACATTGTTATCCCAGTTGTTGAAAGCAGCTGCGGCCATTAAGTCTTGAATCAATGGACTGTACTTCGCTTCACATTTTAATTCCCCGGCATACTCTGCACCGGTAATCATTGATGATCGAGCAAGACGACCACTGGTAATAGAGTTTGAATTCTCTTTACTTACAGTTGCATCCAATCCGTTTTCGGTGAATTCAAATGTTTGACGGTCAAATGGGCTTGGCGTAACACCAATTGTTGTTTCTTTAGCTATTTGTGTTAGCTGACGTGCACCAGAACTCATCTAAGTTCTCCTTAATTTTCGGGCATTAAAAAGCCCTCGAATTGAGGGCGTTGGATTTGGGGAAGATTTATTCATTTAACTCTTGACCATGAATGCCATTTAGCAACTTTTGCAGACTTTCATGATGAAGAACAATATGCTTGTGATCTGGGTTAATTCGGCTAATATCAATGGTTAGCAATATTGCCTCCTTGATACTTTCTACAGGCTCTATGCTAGTAAAAATATAAGTTTCATCATTAATAACTACATCTGCATAACCATCTTCATCTGTACTTGGACGACATTCAGCAACAACGTATTGGATATTCATGAGTTATCCTCATCTTTAATTTTTAGATCAAGACTTGGTTGTGCCTCATTGATTAGATCATCCAATTCCTTAAGCATTGCTGGTTTTGTTTTTTTACCATTGACCGCTAAGAAACTAGCAGCCTCAGATAGTGACTTTGTTATTAAATCAATTTGAGCAGAAAGCTTACCAATTCTTACTTGTAGACCATCTTTAAGTTGGCGAGCTAACTCTTCTTGCTCGATATAGTATTTACGGATTTCGTGACCCTTTTTATTGCGCTCCATCATCCCAAGGTGCTTCGTCATATCCACCGAGATAATGTATTCAATTAGGTTTTGTCCTGTTTTTGAAAGCTCCTCTTTTTTGAGGAGCTTAATAAAATCAAAATTCTCTTCAAAGCCACATTGTTTAATGCGTCGCTTAATCCAATCCGAAAAGTCCGTCTTAACCTCTAACATTTTATGTAGGTCACGCGCATTCACGCCGAGTTGGACTTTTCCATTTAATTCAACTTCGATAAATGGAGTTTGATTTTCAATTTTCACAATTGCATTCATATCGTTTACCTCGTTACCAAATAAAAAAGCCACACAGACATGCGGTAACGAGACATATCTGTATGGCAAAACGTTTAACCCAAGTTTGGATTTATCTTTAAAATTAGATATTTGAAGAAAATAAACTGGCAGGCACGTTGAACATGGAAACGTGCTTTTCGGGGATCAGCCTAGCCAGTGTTCGCCTGAATTTCAGGCATAAAAAAACCTGCCACTAAGGACAGGTTCGTGTAAAAGTTAAATTCGTTAATTGACGCGATAATTTATTGAAATGTTGTACTGCAAAAAATCCCCATTACTGCCGAGATTCTGCACTTGACCTTGCAGTACTTCTAACTGACCGCTCTTAAAGTATTCAAAATGAGCCAACCAAGCATCAGCGAGCTTTGTTATATCAGCCTCATTAGTTTGAGGTCTTGCAAGGCAATTAATTGAAATAACCCCTGTTCTTCTGGTGCAAGGAGTATCACCTACACCAGCAATGATAGAACTGCCCCATAGAATATTTAAGTCACACCAAAGTCCATCTACAGGAATACTAATCAATGGGCCATTAGGGTATTGAATACGTTCTTGCTCAATTCCAGTAAAGGCCATTGCTCTAGTGATAATGGCTTGTCGTGCTTGATCTAAAGTCATTGCCATTTTAACCACCGTATTTTTGAGCAATATAGTTAAAGGTTAAGCCGTAGACACCTTGAGGCGCTTGTCTTGAGTAGCCGCCTGTTGTCTTTGGTGTTTCAGGCTTGTATGTAAAGTCGCCATACTCGATCTTAGTTGCATAAGGCGCATTTGTTTGGATATAGACAATACTGAAAGGAACTAACCGAGATAAAGCGCTTGTGCCTTTGCTAATGGTTGAGCCGCCACCTTTGTCTTTCTCAGCCTCATTAAATGATTGGTCGGTCTGGTTAATACTGACTCTGTGAGATGCTCTAAAAGCCCCTGTATCAACTGGGCTTTGAAGAACTACACCTTGCAATGCATCAATGACAATATCTTTCTGTTTTTTGGTAAGGTCGGCTTCAATTGTTTTAGTGAAGGCACTAGGTTTGCTGCTCCATCCCATTATCGACCTCACTTTCTTGGTACATAAAGAATAAATCTTGGGCAATACGTTGGATAGAATATGCTTCAAACTCCACGCTGGGTTCTCGTTCACCCATTAATTGTTTTGTACGCTGCCAGATATGCACAGCCTCATGTAATAACAACCCATAGACCACAATCAAATCTTTACCTTGTGTATCTCCAAGTTGAACAATGCACTGTCTTCCATTATCGTAGTAATCCACTTGAGCGGAGCAGTCTAGCGAGAGAAATTTATCTGTATCATTGATATTGTCATACATCAAATCAAACTGATCTTGAGTGCGAACCAATGTGTATTGAGAGTGCTCGAATGGTGTTGAATACCATTCAGGAACATAGTTGTCATTTATCATTAGCCTTCCCTTAATACAGTTTGATCATTGGCGCTTTAATTATTTCTTTTCTAATTCGCCAAATACCATCATCACCATACTGCCAAACACTTTCCCCACGAATAGCGTAGAAAATAAATTTATCGAAGTAGTGAAAATGAGTGGCACCATTAGGTTTGAGCTTACTTGCACGGGTTTTTAAGTTAACCATTACACTTTCCTCAATTGGGCAATCCATGTTGCATCCGCTGGATCTTTTCCATAACTTACAACTCGATAATTACCACCCTCAATTACCCAAATGTCATTAACATCTGGTTCAGCTAAAATACCTGCTGCATCTTTCACTTCATTTTGCAATAACACGGCTTTAGAGTCTGTGGCGCGGTAATCTATAGGCTTCACCAAATCTTTTAAATAAGAGCCAAATAGAACGCCTCTGCCGCTATATACATATTCGGTGTAAGTATCTTCACCAGTAGCGGGATTAGATCCCGTTAGCTTCTTTCGAGTACAAGTGAATGTATCTACAGCATCAGCAAGCTCATCCTCAGCATCGAAGGCAGCACCAAGTTCTTGCTGAATCTCATCACGCATTCCCATGGCTTACTCCGTAATGACATATGTGTTGATGTGATACTTCTCGCTAAAGAATGGTTCAAGCAGATCAAGGATGAATTGCATATCACCACTAACTGACTCTTCTTTGCCTGCAACATAGGTCTTGCTTACTGATGTTCCAGATTGAGCGGATACGGTCTTAGAAGCAACTACACCTTCTTTGGTGGTATATAGCTGCCCTGCTGCTGCTAGTTTTGCTAAATAAGCTCCAGCTGTAAGAATTGAATCTGGCACCTCACCTTCTGGATAGTCGAGTAAATTTCTAGCATTAAGCCACGCATTAGCCTGCATCACAGCAATAACTGGATCACCAGTTCCCCACCAGTCAGGCCCTAGCTTTTGAGTCACACTTTCGACTGTTACATAGTTCATAGCTTAATCCTAAAAATCTAATTAAGAAGGACGGCCCGAAAGCCGCCCTGCTTTAGTTATGCACCACCATTCAGCGGTGCTTCTGGCACAGGAACTGCTACTTGTGGGTCAGTAATGCCATAGTCACCAGCTGTCTTTGCAGGGTCAAACATTGTGCCTGCTGCTAATGTGTCTGTTGCATCATCGGCATATCGGCGATCTGTTGGGTATTGATATTTGTAGTCTGGTTGCTTCTCAGCCATGACTGCTCTCCTTAAAGGTTGGTAATTAGGAAGCGAATTGAGGTATCTTCCACTGCTGTTTTAAGTTGCCAGTTTTCTGCTTTCTGCAAGTCTGCCCAAGATGCACTTAGAGACTCACGGTCTGTACCACCTGTCAAAGTATTTGCAGGCGCAATAAAACTAAACCCTTGCGGATGGATTAGCATATTTCGGCGAGTCCATAGGATTTCGTGTCCAGCACCATTACCAGTTGATTGCGTTTCCTCAACAGCTAAGTCTTTGCGCCCTGGCACAGAGTCATAAGCAAATGCGCGTGGACCTGCAAGAATCGTGATGAACTTAGCGTTTGCGCCTGTGCCAATTTGCGTATTGGTATCTGTTTCAATGACTGCGCGCCCGTTGTAAACGGTGATTGGTGGCAAGTTATCACTTGTGGTCACTTGTTCAAGTAATTGCTGTTTACGCATCTTTGCAGCAATACGTGAATGCACGAACATCACACCACGTCCACGTAATGAAGCATTCATTGTGCTTTCCGCATCAATGTAGGCATCTATTGACCAACGTGAAGCATCTGTTGCTGTTGAAGCAGAGATGTCAGTAGTGAATCGCTTGCCGTTCGCCTGGTCATAATTACGCAAGCCAATTACTGTTGCTAGAGCACGGTTTTCGGCAGCTTGTTGCCAATACTTATTCAGCATTCCACCAATAAGCTCAAGTGAATTGACCTTCGATAAATACTGCCCAAGAACAGACTCAAGAAAGCCTTCGTTCATATAAGCAACGCGGCCTTGCATTTCACCTGCATCAATCGTTCGAGGCATTGCAATATCAGTCAAGATGGTGTTGCCATAGTTCTGTTCAACATTGCCGTCTACACCGTTGATGTATGGAACGACGAATGTTGAAGAACCACCTGTTAACAATGGACGTAAACGATCATCAGATACGAATGCACCTGACTGCACGAGTGGCGAAACTGCCACAGGATTTGGACGTAGATAAGATAAAACTACGTCACGATTAAATACTTCTACTAAAGAAGGCATGGAGTTACTCCCAATAATTAATTATTAAAGTCACCATTCGCTACTGCTGCTTGGAACCCTTGAGGGTCATTCTTTTGGAATTCCAAACGCTCTTGCGTGGTCATTTCACTTGGTTTCTTGGCAGCTCCACCACCTGAACCACCGCCAGAAGCCCCACTTCCTGACGCATTTGAAGCAACAATTAGCGGCTTGAATGCCACATTGCCGCGGAACTCTTTTTTGAGGTCATCAATGCTTAAAGCACTAGGTTTGCCCTGCGAATCTAGTACACGTACTTTGACCTCACCGTTTTCATCCGTTTCGACTTGAAGACGGTTTGTAATGTGTGGAAGCAATACTGCCTCCGAGCCTTTGATAGAAAGCTCACTTGCTAATGATTGTGCTGTTTGCCCGACAGTTAATTTGTAGACTTGGTCTTGCAATGCTTTGGTTGCTTCAGCATGTTTAGCTTCTGCCTGTTCAAGCTTGGCTTTCCAAGAGGCTTCTATTGCAGCAATGTCACCTTTTTTACGGGCCGCTTCTTCAGCTTCTTTTTGGGCTTTTTCTTCTGCTTCACGTTGTTTTTGTTGAGCAGATTTTTTTTCACCAAGAAGCTCTTCAACTTTCCGTTTCAGTCCATCAAGCTCTGAGTTATCTTGCTGTGGCAGACCTTCAACTTTTAAATAAAATGCACCGTCTTTTTCTTCATAAAGTGCCTTCATTTCATCAGATAAGCCCTCTAGGCTATCGAGTTTGTATTTCATGTTTTGCTCCCTGAGCGGTTTTGCAGTCACAAACTGCGGGCAATAAAAAAGCACCCGGAGGTGCTAAGGTTATAAATATGGTTAAGGTCGAATATGTGCTTTTGGCTGTTTAAAGCTAAAGCCAAAAATTGCCATGTATCTTGGGATTATCTTTCGAACAAATGGCAATAGAATAAGATTTGTGCTGAGGACATATTGCGCCTCACTCATAGTAATTTTCTTCATAATCCCAACCTCTTAAACATTTCTTCATCAAGCTTTTTGAGTTCAGCAAGTGTGAATGGCTGACCTGTTAATGGATCGACAAATTTATCTAGAGAGTATTTACCCTCTTTGAATAGCTTGTATCGAGATGGCCCAAGCCAAGACTTTTGAAAAGCTGCATCCTGTTTATCAAACCAACCTTTAAAAGTTGTATTTGAATCCACAACACCTATCTCCCCCTCTCCATTCACTTTGTTGTTGAATGGGCGCATGCCGATTGTTTTCCCTGAATCATCCGAAACCGGAATTAGGATCGATCTACAGTTGGGGTGAAGTGGTGGCACAGGATGAGGTTCATCTTTCTTATAAACCTTGTCTGAATAACCCATGCAGATTTTAGAAGTGCGGCTATCTAGTGTTGCGATGAACTTTACATACTCAACACCAATGATCTGATATGTTTCATTCAAGGCCACATTTGACACATGACTTCGAGCAGTTCGTACCATTGTAGAAATCTGGTTTCTACTCTGATCAAGCAAACCGTCTTGGTAATTAAGTGCTTTCTTGCCCTTAATCCGCTGAACAATTTGCTGGTTTGTCTGACCTTTAGATAAGCCGTCTCGAATAGTTTGCTCTACCCGAACTTTTGCATCGTCTGCGATCTTCTCGAATAGGTAATCAAGCAAAATACCGCCACTCAAAGGCGTTTTCTTTGCCTTGTTGAATAGCGTCTTTCCATTTGGTTCTATTTTGCGATTAGCGAGGGTTTTAGACTGATATGTAGCTTCGTATACTGCCAACGCTGTTGCGCTTACAGTGAAGCTCTCAAGCAATCCTGCTGCAACACTTGCCTGCCAAGTCTGAACCAATGTTCTAACTTCTTTCAAAGCAGGTGTTGTGTATTGCGCTGCCATCAATGCAGTCTTTTCAGCGTCACTCAAGTCGTCTAATAAATCTCTTAACTTTGAAAGCATCTCGATAGAGAGCGAATCAAATTGTGTTAGGAGATTATTGATTTCAGTTGAAGACAGCCGATAAAGATAAGCCTGATGTGATACTAGAGCATCAAGCAGAGCCTGTTGTGACAACTGGATGTTCATTTGTCACTCCTGCGATTTAAACCACCATAGGTCTATTGACTGACTCGCTTTCTATACGTGTTTGCTCATCCTCATAGCTAATTTCTGGAACTTTCCCAGTAGTTAGCAACTCATGGAAGGTTTCCATACTCATGCGATTAGCAAGCACCATTTCCCAATAGAACTTAAGCGTATCAAGGTCAATCTTACCTTTAGCAAAATCTTGCTTAATTGTGAGTTTCGCTTTAGATCCGCTTCCATAATATGCAGCACACCATTTAAGCGCATATTCCATCGCCTCATTAGTATTGGCCACACACAAAGAAAGGACGCTGTACTGAGCAAGTTTTTCATTATTTGATTGAGTAGCCGTTTTATTGACTTGTTCCGTCTCAAGAATCTTGGCACCCATGGCCTGCATGTACTTTTCTTTAGCATCCATAGCCTGTTTTGCTAAGGTGCTTTCAGTGACTTGCTTGTAGTCAAATGATGAGCCTTTCGGAAGCATTAAAGGATTCTTAGAACCTAAGCGAACTCCATTTTTCTGCAACCAGTCACGCCAACCTTCATCAAGTTCATTAATAACTGGCTGAGCTTGTCCACAGATAAATACCATCTCTTCATAGCTTGCGCTGTTTTGATAATGGGCCAAGTTCATAGTGACAATTGGTTCTAATGGGATCGGGTCAATATTCCAATCATTAGCCAAAGACCCCAAAGGAATAAAAGGAATTTCATTCCATCTTTGGCCTAATGAATTCGTTGGATAAAAGATATCCCCGCCCTGTAGTTCTCCTGACTTATCTGTATAAACTTGAACGTTATATTCATTGTTTTCATCAAGTCGAAGTACGCGATAAATATTGATTTCTTTCTTAGAGAATTCGTCTTCTGGATCCTTTTCCGTAGTCTTCTCATGCAAGACAATAAGTTCAGGCTTATAGACCGAACCAACTCGCTTTAGACTCCAATTGATAATACTCAACGATTCATAAAAAACGATCGTTGGCCGAATGCCTAAGCTCTCTGCCTGCTGCACAGACACATTGCCGTCAGTAGTTGGATAATCAACAAATAAACCACCACGTGCATGTTTAAGCTGACCTTGCAAGGCAGATTGTGCAACTTGATAAATTGACTTACCCGTACCATCTGTATCGTATTTAAGAAAATCCATTCCATCTGGTTCGAATGTTGGATCCTCTGCAAATACCACGCCGACCATCTTGTTTAATGTGTCCTTAGAAATCTCATAAAACACAGCACGGGTTAAGTAAGCCAAATAATATTGATCATTCTGCGTTAAATCAGACGATACATTGGGTTTTGGTAAATAAAGTTCGCCACGCTTCTTAACCGTGGCAGAACCATCACAGACATCGTCGATAGTTTTCCAACGCTTTTTCATGTCTGCATAAGCTTGATGTTCAGTATTAACTGGCATTAGTAAACCATTCCTATATCTAGTGTTTTTGCAACTACCTTTTTACCCATAGCGACAGCAAACATACGGAACCCATCTGCACCATGAGAGTGAATGTCATGAAGTGGGTTGTCCTTCCAACATCCAAGTTTGTCATTCCACTCTTTTCGATAGTTCTCAAGATGAGTAATGCCCTCAGCACATTTGTATTCATCAAATTCGCATAAAGGCAGAATCTCACGGACCTGCTCGATACCATCCATTACGGTGATACTTGGCACCACTTCGAAATTGACTGAGTACTTCTCCCCGTCATCGAGCACATAGCCCTCTTTGGCAATGTCAAGACGAGACTTACCATCATTCATAAGAGAGCGGTTTTTGATGTCGTGTGGAGCGTAATGCTTGCTGTACTTGTAGCCTTTGTCTTTAAGCACTTTGAAATAGTGCCGCATACCTTCGCCTGAGTTTTCGTAGTAATCAATTACCTGATAGCAAGTATCTGATAGCTTTCGAATAAACCAGATCACCATAGAATCTGAGACACCCAAGTCCCAGAACGTCATCACAGGCAAGTGATCATTAGCTGGCAATGCACCAATACGTTTATTGGCATACAAGAACTTAAATTGATTCTTGTAGTAAGCGCCTTCAACAGACTGAGCAAATGCTTCACTAGGAATACTTGGATATTCCCGCTTCATATCCTCGCCAAGAGTTTTCTCTTTTGAGTGATACCAAGCCCTTTGCTTTGGCGTTGTTTTGATGTTGTGCTTTGCTTCCAGTTCTTCAAAATACTGAACTAGTCGCTGAGGTAGTTCTTCAGTTGGTTCAATTTCATAATCAGCATTCTTCCACCAGGAGAAGAAAAAGAATTTCCAATCAAGAGGACTTAGTTTTTTGCTGAGTAATAATAACTTTTCAGCTAATTGGCAAAATTCGTAGAAGTAACCACTTTTACCTTCAGCCGTACTTTCAAGTGTGATGCGACCTTTAAGGCTAACTGCCTCAAATGCACCTGTAACAATCTCACGGGCCTTATCTGGAAACTTCGCACAAATCTTACCGAACTCAGACACATGTAATCGGTCTAAAGTTCCACCACGAAATGAAGTTGAAACGGTAATTGAGCCACCTTTGCTAAAAACAAGCTCATCTTTAGTTTGAATCTCTAAAGGATTGGCTGCTTTGATAAGGTGTGGCAAGCGATCGTAAGCGTACTTAACCTTTTCACGGAACAGACGCTTAGCATCATGTAATGTATGGGCAATCAAAGCACACTTATCAGACATGAATAATGCAGCATCTAACTGGATAATACACATCTCAGTAGTGAAACCTAACTGACGTGCCTTTAAGATAATATTGCGTGTCCACTCATTTTCGAAGTATTCAAGCTGCTCAAGTGTCATCTTGAACTTAACTTGCTTACCCTCTTTATTCGTAATGTAGTAAAGATTATTTAAGCGCCAGTGCTGATCAATAAGTTTTGCTCTATGCTCAGGTTTAAGCATACGCCCTCCTCATTAATCCTCTTTGCTTAATTCATCCATCAAGCTTGAAAGTGACTCAATTTCCAATTTGCCCGAATGCTCCACCTTGTCTTTAAATGCACCTACAGAGATGTGCTTACCCAATAACTCAAGATTCTTAACCTTATCAGGCCACTTGATCTTTTTAAGCCAACCTTCGCCATCATCCATACTGATTGTTTCGATGTTTGATATGTATTGACGCCAAATCTTAGGCCAATCGCGCAACGGCTTAACATTGCCATCATCGTCCATGATGTCTAATACATCCATCTGGTCAATTTCGACTAGGCGCTTTAAGACATAATCAGCATCAATCTGGACGCGCTCAGAACGCTCTTTTAGTGCGTCTTGGATAGCTTTTGCGATACTAGGTTTTGCTAGGTTTTCAGCACCAATCTCATTAGCAGTCTTTTCGCTATAACCCGCTCGAATTGCTGCTTGGGTTGCATTCAGGTCTATCAGATATTCTTCGACAAACCTTTGCTGTTTAGGCGTTAGGTTCGCCATGAATTATTCCTCAATCTCAATATATTTATAGAAAGGTTTTTTTAGTTCACCGGTAGCAATGTGCCTATATGCTGGAGTGTAATTTCTATTGAAAATACCAATAGTATTTATGAATATAATGTAAATACGTTCAAGCAAAATAAACAACCAGTTAAACCCATATCTGCCCACCCGATACGGACAACCAAACTCATCACGGCCATAAATCATGGGGCAAACAAAAAACCAACCGTAGTGCTTAAACTCTACTTTTATTTTGTTTTTCATACGCACCCCTTACTGTTCTCTCAAATACTTCAAATCATCTGGACATGTGAGCTTCACACCATCCTTTAGACAAAAGATTTCGATATCATTTAAGAACTCTTTCATCTGTTTTGTTGTTGCTTCTGTGATGCTAATCCTATTAGCAACAAACTGCCGCAAAGCCTCATATTGGCTTGCACCCGTCTTTTTGAGTTCCTTCATAGTCCTGAAGGTTTCAGGATATTCACCAACATTGTCACGGTTATAAATTACTGAAAGATATTTGTATTTAAAGAATGATGAGGCCTCTTCTTTATCCAGACCTCTATAGTTTCCGTATTCAGTCATCCAGAGCCAATATAATCTTCGTTGTGCTGCTGAAAGGCTTTCTTGCTTACATGTGATAGTAACAACCAAAGGCTTCCCTTCACTCGCTGCCTTTGCATGATTAGTATTGAGATACCCAATTACATAGTTGATGTCAGAATGGTTTTTGATGACGAATCGTGGTTCCATTTTGACCTCTCTTAGCACATTAGATTTGAATCTTCCTTTTCAATCTCAACACGTAACGTATAG